CGGTCCATTAAAGGTACAGCGCAACCATCAATCACGACGGTATGAGCGGACAAGAAGTCCAACTCCTCTACTGGTCTGGGTTCCATACAATCGGTTGTTGTTGTAATACCGATGTCCTTCCAGACTGGGATTATGTTATGAGCATTGAAGAAGTTTATCGCTTCTGGTGACACTGTAAAAGTGTTATCATCTCCTACAAGGGCTTTGGAGGTGTGAGCTTCAAAAGCTTCATACGAATCCATACCCTCTGGGGCTATCATAAGCCACGCAAACGCAAGGAGCGTGTACAAGATGAGTGTGTTGTCGGAAATTGTATTCACAGAACCTGAGGGATTACCCCCAAGTTTCATTACTAACACACCTTCAGATGTCAATATCACTGTATTGATCAAGTTGCGATAATACGTGAGGAGCCTCTTCAGGTTATCCTCCGTTTGATCTTCTTCACGAAGCATTTTCCAGCGAAATTCGGCGCAGCTCCACATCATATAGGAACGCAAGGAAGAGTCATACTGACTCTCATCCAATGCGAAACCCATAGGGAACTTCCGAAGCTTGTTGTAAAGCTCATTCCAACCACCTTTCAGTGGGGAAAAGCCAACAACACTAGCACTTCGCAAATGTGAGGCATAGAATTTCTGGTTCATATCCTCAAACAATCTATTTCCATGGATTGTTGCTTCGATAGGGCCTGCAGTGAACGTGCGAATTGAATTCTGCGCGATCTTCTCTGCTGGTCGGACCTCCTCCTTCAAGGAGTTTCCGAAAACGGCGGTCCACAAAGGGTCCTTCAACCGTTCCCAATCCTCTTGCATGTATTGATTAAAATCTTTCCAATTATCAATCATGTCTCGTTTTGTTTTATATGTCTTCACCCATGGAAAACCGGGTGAGGTGGACTTATCAAGTCCGGCGACAACTTCATCGAGTTCCTTAACTCGTGAGTTAGACATATAGGGCGCAAACTGGCGTTCGGTGAAACTGAACGCTTTGTTCATCCTATCAACTTGCTTAGGGCTAAGATTGGGAACATCTTTAGCATACTTAGCAAGCGAAATGTAAGAGGCTTCCAAATTTGGCTTAGGAAGCCCCCATGCTTGGCGATCAACAGACTTCTC